CATCGAGTGCAGAGTAATCTTGCTCTACTAGCTGCTGAGTTGCTTTTCTTGCCATGAGAAAATTATCGGTCTAGAAGTAGGTTATAGATCTCATCAACACGCCCATTGAGTCTTTTAATTTCAGACAGAAGGTGTGTTATGACAAAGCCTGATAGACCACCCAGCGTTGCAAGGGTTGCGATGTAAAGGGTAAAGAAATCTGTCTGTGTCACTTTTTAACACCCATGGCAGGGTCGTTAGCATTGAGGTAGCGAAGCACTGGAGGCAAAATTGATGCAACACCTGCTGCAATGAGAGCCTTAGGATCTGAAACCCCAGCTGCTGCCATTGAGATAACTGCTACTAAGAAGGCTCTAGCCCATGATCCTGCTGCTGTCTTTAGTTCATTCATTGACTCGCTCCTAACATAGGTACTTGAAAAAAAGCCCCAGCATCGTCAGCTTCTTTCGCAAACGAGATGTGGCAGTGGTGGTTATGTTTGTTTGAGCCCTCGTATGTTCGCCATGCCCAAGCCTTCTTGGCTGAGGCGATACGACCATCAAAGATAATGTAGGTAATTCTGCGTTCTTTTTTAGACTTGCATAGGAGACGAATCTGATCTGCAATATCTGGCATGAGGTCTGGCTTGCTCCGACCACTGACATCACGATCAACATCGATGGCACGAACCCAGCCATTAGCATCGGGATTATGATCGCTAGGGCGAGATGCGTGTCGGGTATCACCGATCCAGCCATCCGATGTGCGGTCACGACTTGGGAATGAATCATCGAACTGTTCCCTAAGTTGTTGAGCAGCCTTACTTAATCTTGGCTTCACTTGGATTTAGATATTCTTGATAGTCAGAGTTGGCTAAATCTTTAGGAATCCAGCCGATCTTATCGCCATCGGTAAATTCGATAAAATCTCCAGCAAGTTCAATAGTAACTTCTTTGTAAGTTCTCATAGTTCAGCCGCCAATTCATAAGTTCGGACATAAAAAGAATCTGTCAAGGATAGAGTTACGGTTAATGCTTGTCGTAGCGTTTGTGAATCTGTCATTGTTAAAGTTGGAGTGCCTGAAATATTGCTACTTGCACTTGCTGCAGCGGTAAAGGCTGGAGTAGGTGATATTCTCATCGAAGCAATTCTTTGTGGAAATGCAAACGCGCCAGAAGCGACACTTGAGTTTAATCTAACGTCAAAAGATCCTGTTTGATAGTAACGCTGGCACGCAGCAAGTTCTCCTTGGATTGTTCCGCCAGCACGGCGGAACGCGGTTGCTACTGAACCGACCTCTAATTGAATACCTGTGATCTCAAAGTAATCATTAGCCCCAGCAGTTCCAGTCGCAGTGTACTGAAACCAAATGCCTAATTGTGTTGCACTGCTTCCAACCGCGACAGTCGCCGTAAAACGCTGCCACGAAGTTGTCAAAGTAGCACTTGTGTTTATAAGTGTTGATTGACCTGTAAATCCTGAATTGATGTTTTGGTCAGTTCCAGTTCCGCTAAACAAATAAAATGCTAGTGCGTTTGAGGCTGACGAATAGTTTGCACCTGCGCGGGCATAAAAAGATAGAGTTACTGTTTGACCTGCATACTGATAAGAATTGGCACTCTCTAAACTAGAGTTAAAAATTAAAGTATTTGCATTTGTATTGCCAGCAGTTCTTTGAACTCTGGCACAATACTGGATACTTGTTAAACCGCTGGATTGGCGGCTAGTTGTGCCAGTTAAACCTGCATTATTCGTATATGATTGCCATCTGTCGGAAGCATAATTTTGTGAAACTGAAGTGCTAATACTTGTACCACGCTGCCAAATGTCTTGACCGCCATTGATTGCGCCTTGTGCCAATCCATTTCCTACTTGATAGCGAAGTCCTGTTGCTGTTGTTGAGTCTGCTACTAGCGCTTCGCCGTTGTTGCCTACTGTTAGGTTGGCTGGAGTAGAAGCAGCAGTTGCAGCAGCAATAGATCCCTTGGCTGTATATGTGGACTTAGGAGTCATTGTGCCCATTGTCGTATCAATGGCATCGCCAAGGGTACGAATGGCTAACGCGCCATTTTTTACAAGGTCGGTGTTGTCTGGTTCTGCCCAGCCATAAATCGGACTTGTTGCCATTTAGTTTAGTGCTCCTGTCGCGTTGTTCCAGATAAGTGTAGCATTTACGGATGCCCAGTCTATTGAGGCTGGCAATACTGTATCCCACTGAGTCGTTGATAATGAGAACTCTGTAGCTGAGATGTAAAGGGTTAGATCAACAAAGGTAGGTGTGGCTCGTAGTGCGACATTCTCGACAAAGCCCTCGAAGGTTCCTCCGAGAAGGTTGCTAGGCAGGTTGTCGATTAGTACAGGCATGCCGAAGAACACAGCAATGAGACTGTTGAGCATGGCAGTAGGCATGTCTGGATTGTCTAGTCTGAAGGTAATTGCTCCCAGTGACCCCTTAGGCACTTGGCGAAGTCTTAACTCTCTAGTAGCGATGTCAGTGATATCAACTAAGTTCTTGATGTTTGATTCAGCCGACTTCTCAAAGAGTCCATAAGAGGCTATAGAGTCCGCGCTAGAGGTACTGTAGGTAGAGCCATAGCCTGTGGAGTATTTGTAGATAAGGCTGTTGCGCAATCTGCCAATCTGTGTAGTGGACTGGATAGAGCTAGGCGATGCGAAAGACCCATCCAAGAATGTGTAGCCGTTAGCAGCCAAGTAGTTAGATCTGTGGTCTGCATCGTCATAATTGACAAAGCCAGTCTTGGTCTCAAAAATCTGACCTAGTGCGCTGTTAGCAATCTGATCTGCAAGGGTTTGAGACTTAGCCGTTGCACTAGCTGCTAGGGCAATCATTGTGTAGAAGCCTGTGTCTACTGTGCCTAGATAAGTCTCGGCATATTCCCAAGTGGTAGTAGGTGTGTATGTTGCCCATGTATCTGTTGGAGTTACTTCATCCCATGAGAACTGTAAATCTTCCCCAAGGATTGCACCGATCTGTGCGCCGTCTAAACCTTCTGCAATGGCTGTGTTATAGACAGCCTTAGTGAGTTTAGATAATGCACCTACACCAAGAATTGTGCCGTAGGTAATAAAGCCTGATTCTTCTGGGCTTCTTACTCCTACATTGAAGTCTGATACTTCTCCAGCAAAGACTGTGACATAAGTGCCAGAGCCATTCTTTAGTTCTAGGCTTATCTGCTCTGTGACATTGACTGTAAAGGCTGCGCCAGTGGTGTTAATTATCTCTACTTGGCAGTAACTTGCAGTCGGCTGGCGATCTATATCTAAGCGACCAGATGCAAAGGAAACAGAGGTGACAGTCGTATAGACATCATCACCTACTGTAACTCGCCATTCTGGAAGCCAAGTCATTAACTAGCTCGCAAAGTTCCACGATCAACTGCGCCACGAACTACCTGCTCAATGGCTTCTGCAATGGCGTTAGGATCTCCAATGCCTGTATTGACTGTGATGTTGACTGAGCCGTTATTTGTATCTGCTCCAGGAAAACCGCTAGAAGCATAAGCACCTGCACTGGTTGAACCGCCTACAACTCCACCTGTTCCAGCGACTACAGGCACAAAGCTGCCTGCAACCAGAAGTGCATTAACTTCGGCATTAGTGAGTAGTTTCTTAATTGTTTCAGTTGGTGTTGGTGTTGCTATTGTTGTTGTTGCGCCGAATCCAGCAGCAATAAGTTTCAACTTAGCAATAGCCTCATCAAGGTTAGTAAGGTTGATTAAATCCTTAGGAACGATATCTTCAAGGATAGATTTAATGTCTTTTAACTTTAGATCTTGACCAGTTAATGCACCAAGAATTTTTAGGTCTGCATTAAGTTTGTTAGTTGCAGCGATGATTGACTTTTCATCCTTAGAAGCAATTGCATCTTCTAGCGCGATAATGTCCTGCTTGACTCGTAGTCGAGCAAGGTCTCCAGTAATGCCTAGAAGTTGAGCCTGTGAGGTTGCCTTGCCTATTTGCTCGACTGCACTTTTCTCAGCTGCTAGAAGTTGAATCTTCTCCATGTCAAAGACATCTGTGCCCTTGCCAAGTGCTAGTTCTGCCTTGTCTATGGCAATTTGCAGCTTCTTGGCTTTAAGTTGTGCAGCCTGTTCTTTGGTCAAGATCTTTGCGTTAGTTACTGTTTTTGATGTTACTTTGTATGAGTCTTGTAAAGACTTTAAGTGAGCGTTATCGGCTGATGTTAGTTCAGCAGTCTTAGTTCCAGCATTACGAAGCAGTTCAATATAAGAACCAATAATAGGAATCATGCCTACATTGAAATTGCCTAAAACTGGAATGTCTTTTAGTTTAGCTGCAAGAACTCCAACACCACGAATAACATCTGCAATGTATATAGAAGTCTTTTCCATGTTAGAAGCAAGATCTTCAATGCTTGTGTTTTCGCCTAATGTTTTAAGTGCATCAATCAAGCCAGTGCCAATAGTTTCAGAAGCATTATTAGCTGCAACAGCTAACTTATCAATAGAACCCTTAAATGAATCTGCTTGGCGTTTTGCCTGACCAGCAAACAAAACTGTTAATCGGGCAGTAATCTGCTCAAAATTAGAAGAAGTTAATTCTGCTTTAGATAAACCTACGCCTAAGCGACCTAATGCTTGAGTCTGCCCTAAGAATGCTTTCTGTAGGCTTTGTGAAACTTGGCTTAGAGTCTTACCTGTGCCTGCACTAATGTCTAAAGCTAAGCTCATTAAGTTCTGAGATTCAGTTACAGATCCAGTAGCACGAAGCAAGCGATCCATTGCTGGGCGCAACTCATCGTCTAGAATGCCTGTCTGTCGTTCCAACGAACTAATAAAGTCATTAACTGATACAGCCGTTGCTGAGTTCTGATAACCAAGATTTTTTAAGGTTTGTGCCAAGGATGCTTGAGCAGCTTGATCTTCAGAGGCAGCTTTGACAGATTTCTTAGCATAAGAGAGAACAGCAGCAGTGCTAAAGGCTAAACCAAAGTTACGGGCTAAGGATTTTACATTGTTAGTTAATTTTTGTGTTGCTGTGTCTGCTTGCTTAAATGCTTTAGCTCCAGTGAACTCGGAGGCAATGTCAATTTTTACTTGTGCCACGATTAACCTTTCACTGTAGAGCGTTGATTCAATTTAGATTTAGCAGTCTCAATTGCTTTTAACACAGCCAGCAGAGCCTTACCATTATCTTCTTCATAGGCGCGATAGAGTCCACGACCTCTTCGGTTGCCAGTGCCTTTGATTTCTGATGGATATTTGCCGTCTAGATTCTGCACAAAAACACTTCCAGAAGTTTTAGTTCCTGCCACTTCATAAATAGCACCTGCGCGAGTTTTGTTAAATAACTGTGCCAACGACCGAAAGCCTCTAGAATTCTTTTTAGAAGGACTTGTCTTAAAACCTACATTAGCCTTGACTATAGAAGGTACATATGGAGGAAACTTGGCATTGCTAAATGCAGACGATTTAGATGTAATTCGATCTCCTGTAATTCCCCAATTTGACAAGATCTGATTGTCATTAGGCATATATCCTTTAGCAACTTTTACTACTGGTCGCATGGCTTGCGCCATTTCTTTAGTTAAACCTTTAGCGAGATCTGGCGTGAACTCTCTCAAAGCCTTACGAAGCTCAATGCCGCCCTTTACGCTTGCTGGCATCGCTGACCTCCTTCGCTTCGTCTCTGAGACCTTGCATCAATGCATCAAGCATGGTCTTATCTAGTTCTAACAATTGCTGTGGCGCGATTCCCAATCTAATGCTTAGCCTAGCGATTAGATAGGTGAATGGAAGATCGCGCTTTAAGCTAAAGGGTCTGAGTCCAACACCTCAACACTTTTAAGTGTCTCGATGAAGTCCATACCGAAAGGCTTAACAGTTTCACCTGACCTGCGAGTGACTTCCCATGCCAACCAATAAACATCGCTTTGCTTTTCCTCATCGCGGAAAGCCTTGTGGAAACCCTTTTTAGCGTATTGCTCAAACGAATACTCCACTGCTGGAGTGATCTCGCCTTCTAGTACGCTTCCATCTGTACGAACGATCTTTAGTCTTGCCATGGTTAGCCCCTTTGTTTAGTTGTTTAGAATGTGCCTGTTGTGGCTACTGCAACTGTTGAGTTAGCAGTGAATGTGATTGACTGAGTACCGATATCGCCTACAGCACCGTTGATGTCTGTGGTGTTGTTGACTAGCAATGAGACTGTGTACAGAGGGTTAGTAGCAGATACTGCTGTTCCCTTTGTCTGTAGGAAAATTGCTGTAATTGTTGTACCCCATGCAGCCTGCAATGTTGCAAGAACATTTGCTGCTGCTGTGTCGTTAAGGAAGTCGATTGTGACAGTAGATGATTCCAAGCCCTTTACGAACTTGTGTGATGAGTCACCCATCGCTGTTACTTCGAGTTCATCGAATACGCGGTTGATTGTTACTGCTGTGACATGGTCAGAAAGATCAACAGAGTTAATCTTCACGCCGACCTGATTATTTAGAAATACAGCCATGAGATTATTCCTCGTCTTTCTTGTTAGTTGCTGGCTTAGGTGTTGCTGGTGCTACCTGCCCGATTTTCTTCAGGAAGGCTTCGTTTTCTAGTTCCCACTCGGACATGTTAACTCCAACTTGTTAGGATTGATACGGACATCTCACAGCTGAGTAGGTCACCCGAAGCAGCGTTGAGAATACTTGGTGCGCTTATCGCACTTACATTATAGACCAGAGATGATGCTGCTAACTTAGCGAACACACCACATACAGAATCTTCAATGCCGTTAAGGTTGCCTTCATTGTCGAACAAAGGCACAGTCATAATAATCTTAAAGTTAGCCATAGGGCTGATAGTTATATGCTGATTATTGCTAGGTGTTAGATAAGGATCATCTGGAGATACGATCACAGAGTTAGCAAGAACTGTGGCAGGTGGAAATGCAAAAGTTTGATATTTCGTGTTATCTACTAGCGCGGTGGCTAAAGTAGTGCGGAGTGTAGTTATCGCTACTGGAGGCATTAGCCCACCATTGAGCGAGGGTCTAGCGCGTGTGCAATCAATCCTCGCACCTTAGCGAGAAGCTGTGCGCTCATTCGGTAAGGGCTTGGCTGGAAATCGACTGCGTTACTGCCAGAAAGAGTGGCTGTACGCGCTTGCCAGATTTCAACAGATATCATAAGAGCTGCTTGCTGGACTGCCATGTCAGTTGTCCAGTCTGTATAATTTGTAGCTGTAACTTTACCAAAAGGTGCAATCGGATGCACTGGCTTGATGGCAGCATGATTTGTAACCATTGTTATTGAGTAAGGTGTAACTGCTGTGATAACTTTTGATCCGTTAAAGGAAGAGCCACATCCAGTTATTGTAACTGTTTGTCCAACATAATAAGTGTCTATAAGTTCTTGATCAAAGTAAAGCGTTCCCTCACCTACGATGCTGGAATGTGACACGGCATAATTACTGTTAGTCCATAACATAGGAAGTAGAACTGCATCAGATGCGTCACAAACTTCCTGCAAAACGGCATCTGTGTACAGGGTGCCCACTCCAAGTGTGGAGCGTAATTCACTTACTGTCGTGAGAGCCATCTTGTTTCCTTTCTAAAGACTCTGGGGAGTAGAGGGCTACTACTCCCCAGAGCGACTTAGTGTGTTACTTACGCTACGTTCAGTTTGCGGAACGCTGCTGGGTAACGGTTCACTACAGCTACATAGCCGTAGATACCGATTTCCAATTGACCGTTTGCAACTACGTTTGCACGGATCTGAAGTGTTCCGCTTTCGTGGAATCGCATTGCCATTGTTGGATAAACAAGTGCATGCTTTGCTGATGCATTGTCACCTGTGTAGTTAGGATCTACTACCAAGTTCAAGCCTGCAACTGAGCCGTTTGTTGAACCCTGTGTAATTAAGCCGTTAGCATTTTGAGATGCTGCTGCTGCGTATAGAGGGCGTCCCGTTGTATCAACTGCGCCTAGAAGACCAGCAAAGTCAATGCCATCTTCTCCGCCTGTTGTTGCAACCAATATGTTGTTAGGTGTCTGGCGCATTACTCCGTAGGCATCCGAGATACCCAGAGCAATAGCCTTGTAGATTGTTGATGAAGATGATCCTGCTGCTGCTTCTGCTGCGATTTGTGCTGCGTAAGCATCTGTCTTCTGTGCGTAGCTTGCAGCCAACTCACGAAGATACAAATCAAGGAATGATGGGTCGCTGCGATCTACGAGCTCTAAATCTAGAACGCCCGCGCCCGCGAACTTTACAACTGTGTCTTCTTGGAAGGTAACTGTTGTATCTGTTGATGAGAACTCTGCTGCTTCTGCTGTCAAAGCAACAGTAGCCTGTGTTCCTAGCTTAGGAGTGAAGATCTTCATTCCGCTTGCTGGGAGTGCAGCGCGCTCGATTGAATCAATGAATGGACGCTGTGAATCAATGATTCCAATAACATCCTTCAGGTAGTTAGGTGGAACCATACCTGTGTTTTCTGCAACTGTTGCAACTTGTAGAGCTGCTACTAGTTCGCGAGCATCTGCGTCACCGCGTGATGCGTTGAGTTGTGCCTTAGCGTATTCGCCTGCTGTAACATTTAGGTTAAGGCGTGGGTTTGTGTAGTACATTGCTGTAACTGTAGGACGAGCAGCTTCAACTGCTGCTGCCTCTACTGGTGCTGCAACTGTCTCTGGAGTATTCTCCACAGCTGTCTCGCTTTCTGTTTGTGGGTTTTCTTCAAC